AAGAAAAATATGGGTCTTGCTTTCATTCAGGCCAGCCGCCGTTTGACATACAAACTTCGCCTTCGTCTGAAATTGTAAAATCGTTCTTGCCCCAGAATAAGATAGACCAGACTTTATCCCCTTGCGAAGACTCTTTAAAATGTTTTCCACTGGGCCTTTGCGCTGAACATGAGTACTTATACCTTCTTCAGAAGAAGTTCGGCCCCTCCAGTCCATTTGTGCATCGCTACTTGCCATTCCACGATATTTTTTGACAAGACCGCTGGAAGTCGTAATTGTTTCCCCCGGTGTTTCATCGGTTCCAGATAACAGGGAGCCAACCATCACAAAATCCGCACCCGCAGCAAAGGCTTTAACCATATCTCCACTTGATCGAATTCCTCCATCTGCAATTATTTTTGTGTTTCTATCAGTTTTGGCGCAATCCATAATTGTTTGAAGTCCCGGTAGACCGTGGCCAGTCTGAATTCTTGTTGAGCAGATTGATCCTCCGCCGATGTTACACCGTACACTATCCTCTCCCCAATCCGCTAAATCGTTAAACGCTTCCAGAGTTGCCACATTCCCAGCCATAATATGCACATGAGAATTCAACTCTTTCTTGAGCGTTTCAATGGCATTTCTAACAAGAATGTGGTGGCCGTGAGCCACATCAATACAAATTATTTCCGCACCATTGGCACAAAGAGTTATTGCACGTTCAAGGTAGTCATCGGTAACTCCCACTGCAGCGCCGACAAGGGGTTTAATAGCCTGTTTGCGGAGTAGATCGTGAGTCTCGTAGACAAGCAAAGCCTGTTCTTCTATTGTATTATACCGGTGAATGATGCCTAGCCCGCCATTTTTGCACATCTGATAGGCAATTTCAGATTCTGTTACGGTGTCCATTGGCGCAGAAATAATCGGCATAGCAAGCCAATGTCTTTCGTCTAATATGTTACCAATGTAAATTTCTTTTCTGCTTTTAATATCTGAATACTGTGGAGTTAACAACACATCGTCATACGTTAATGCTTTTTTAATTTCCATCTTGGGCCTCTTCAATATCCCGAATGAGTCTTTCGAGATACCAGCGAGCTTTTTTTAAATCCTGCAAAGATTTTCCTTTGTAGGGGTGCCTTGTGACATATTTAATAATATTGCTTTCAGGGTACCCCATCTCCCAAGACTTAATATAATCATAAGTTTCTATAGCCTTGTTCCCTTTCCAGTTAATGGTATAGTGCTTGGGGTGATTAACCTTATCTTCCTTCAATTTATCTCCTGCCATTCTCCCTCCTCTAAGAAAATGTCTTGTTCGTTTAAAATATCATCAAATCTTTCCCACTCTTCTGCCTCTTCAATATCTTCATCAAATACAACATATGCCCTATCCCACTCAAACCCCTCAAGGTTTTGAATAGCTCCTTCGGTGTTATATTCGAAGTAAAGAAGGCTTTCTGGGATCAAACCAAACTTATTTTCAAATTCAGTGCAAAACTCTTCTGGGTCACTTTGCTCTTCCCAGATCAAATATTCATCCAGAAGATTAAGTTCAGATGCCAAATCTGTGTCAATGGGAAATCCCTTTTTTTGTACAATATGGTATTGCATCATTCTTTTTCCTTTCTCCTTTCGAGGAGTCCTTCCTTCATATCTTTTATTAAGTCAACTGCTTTCTTCCAGCAGTCGGGGCAGTAAAGATTTACTTTTTCCTCTTGTTGGCGAACAACAACATTCCATGTTGTAACTTGCTCACGATTCAGTTTATCAAAATCTTTATTGCATGTCAAGCATTTATCTGGCATTTTTCCAAATAAAGCAATTTTTGTGGCCATTTCTTTCTCAGCCATTTTTTTTGACTTCTTTGCGTTTTTGCGACGTAATTTTCTTTCTATACTCATTTGACCTTCAACTTCTCCAATTGTTCACCGGCTATCCAATTTAAGTCACAGCGCCCTTTAATTCCATCAATCTCTCCGTGGCCAGTGTATTGCCACACATCCCATTCTTTCCAGCCTCTCAGTTTGTCTTCGGGGCCAACAAGTGGAGACTTTCTAATATAACATGCATACCAAACTGGATACTCCAAAAGCTTTTCAAGAGAACTCTTATTCGCTTTTTTTAGAAAAAGATCGTATGCCCATTTTGCAGTATAAACCATTGGCGTGCTATTTGTTTCATTTCTAACCATTTCAAGCCAACTAAGGCACCAATCTACATTATGGTTATCGTCAGTTTTCATTCCAGCTTCTACATCTAAAACTGGAACTAGGTCGCCGGGTTGACATCCAGCGTGCTCTAGTTGTAAAAGAAAATTGTTTGCTTCTCTTTCCCAATCATTTGGATCGCCAGCGTATGTATCGGGCCTTCCAAAGTGGTAGGCACCCACACAAAGACCTTCGCTTCGTGCATCATCAAATTTCTTTTTATAACCGGGATTCTGATGAGTCGTGCCTTCAGTGATTTTAATCCAAGCATGAGAAACGCCATATTCTTTTACTTTTTTAAAGTTTACCGTGCCATTCCAACTCGACAAGTCTGTTGCAGCCGTTACGTTAATTCCAAGATGCGTTAGGGTTTGTTTTCCGGCGAGACCATCAACGGTTAACCCGTTGTGCTTTTGATAATCTTTCACAGCTTGTTCTGTTTTTTGGCCATATCTGCCATCAGCCACTGTAGGTAATTTGCTCTGAAGCCTTTTGACTTCTTGGCCAGAATCTCCTTTTCTTAAGGTATATTTTAGACTCATTTGTTTTCTCCTCTATAGTCTTTGACGCCTTTTCCTTTCCATCGTGCATTCCACCCACGTGTATCGTAATGAACAAAGCTTCGGTAAAGGCCGACGCCTCCTTTTTTAATTTTTCCTTCTTTAATTAGATTGATAATAATTTCTCTCAACTTCGTTGGTTTCATTCCTCTAACAACAATATCAGCTGCCTTTGCTTTCATGTGCTGTGACTTACGTGCTCCACCAATTTTCCTATTATATTTTGGAGAACGATATCCTGAAATTATGTGCATTGGTTTTTTAATACAATCGCGAATAATTTGCAGATTTTTTACCAACTCTTCAAGATTGTCCATCAACTCCTCTGGAACTTCCGTGCCGTCTCTACACTTAAATTCGCTTTTTTTAAAATTTTTGCTTAATTGGTTGCTCATCTTATTCTCCTTCTCCGCACCCTGAAGTTCCAGCCGGGTAAACCCAGTCAAAAGACTGGTCTCCGATTCCAGCATGCGTTGTCTTTCTATTAAAAACTATATGTTTTACATTGGTCGGCACCCTTTTGAATTTCTTTAAAAATCTTTTTGCATTTTTATATGGCTTGTCCCATTTTCTTGTCAATATAATAAACTCAGTGCGAAGGACACGAGGATTAAAGTACTTCCACGCAACGTCAAGCCAACGACCATATGATGCATCCGAAAAAATAACATTTACGGATGATGCGCCGCCGACATCGTAAAGCCAATTTAGCCCCCCAGACCTTGAAATGGACATAATGGTGCTGCCGCCAGCACTATGACCTAGCAAGGTTACATCACCTAAAATGTGCGGTGGAGACAACGGACAGCGGTCTTCTGCACAGTCAGGGTGAAAATGTTCTCGTAGACGATCTCTAATAGATTCCACAAAAATGCCAAAATCTCCCTTTTTGGTAAAAACGCGACCTTGGCGTGTTCTTGGCGTGGATGTGTTCTTAGACCATGGCATCTCTGGTATTACAATTACATAATTTTTTGTAGAGTCGATCGACGCAGTGTGACTAAGCACTCTCGTGTCGAAATCTCTTTCTTTAAATCCACCTAAGCCATGAAAATAAAATATAACATCTATCGGTTGTTTAAAGTTCGTAGAGTCGGGAATAAAAATAATGGTATCCCGCGCACCATTCTTGTGAAGCCTATCCTTAAATCCGTTGCCTTTAACTGGCGTTATATATGTGGTTCCCTTGACAGAAACTCCTTTCTCTGTCAACTTTTCATAGACCTTTACCCATGTTTTCTTAGTGGGTGTGTAAGACTCTGAAGCATAAACCGAAGTAAAAGCATGTACACTGGTTGCAAGCAAAAGTTGTATACTTAGAGTTAATATAAAATATCTCATCATTTATCTCCTGTAGAGCCAAACCCTCCGTCTCCGCGTGCTGTTTTGTCAATGAAGTCTTCGTGTTTTATCTCGCTAACTTCGCAGCAACTTATCGGAACCAGAACGGCTTGGGCAAGTTTGTCCCCCGGTTTTATATATTGTGTTTTTAAACTGATGTTATGAAGGTTTACAAAAATTTCTCCAGTATACCCGCAATCAACAACGCATGCGCCCACAAGTAATTGTCTTTTAGACGCGATTCCAGACTTGTTTTTAATTTCAAGCATATGATTCGCTGGAACTTCTATTTTTAGACCAGTTGGCAAAACAACTGAATCTCTCACTTCGATTGCAAATCCCTCTCTGCTGATGATTTTTTCTTTCATTTCCTCATCTGGACAAAAAAATAAGTCCATCCCAGCATCTGTCGGATAAGCTCTCACTGGTAGTTTTGCTTCTTCTCTGATTTTTGCAACTCTAAGAATCATATGGCCCCCTTTAACCCAATAGTTTCCAAC